AGGTACTCTAACAGCAGTAAATAGCTTTCTTTGTAAGTATTCTATATCCGCAATTTGGTCTAAGTTTGCAGCACCTGGAAGTGTCTCAATTGGACTTGGTGCATCTTCAGTTCTAACTGGTATGAAGAAATCTTGGTCATTAGCCAATTGATTGTATTTCACATCAATTTGACCCGTTTGGGCATCCATGATTGGGGTTCTCTTAAACCTATTAGCAATTTCATCTACATAAGCACCCACATCGGCATCATCAATGTTACCAACATAAATCTTGTATATTCTTCTTTCTGGTGCTCTAGTTACACGATATATAAGCATCGCATCTTCAGATAGTAATAGTTGTTTCCAAATACGTCTACCCTTTTCAAGCATAGATGTACCATATGGAAGTCTTCTATCATCACCAAGAAGTCTAAAGTGACCTACTTGCCAAGAACTAAATTCAATATCTCTACCTCTCCAGTAAAACTTAACCTTTGGGTCATCATCTGGGTCAGTACTTGTTGAAGTACCTAATAAAAGTCTGTTGTATAAATCACCCTCACGTCTTTCAATTTCGAAGTTAGGTAATTGTCGTGCACCAATAACACCAGCTTTATCATCGATGTTAAGGAATACAAAGTTATCACCATACTTACAAGTGTTTCTAGTCCACATCGGAAGTGTTGTATGTACATCCAGTCTATTGAAGAATAAATCTTCTAAAATGGTTTTCACCCTTTTTGAATCTGAATAAACGTTTAATACTCTACCCTTTTCATTAATGGTAGTAGCTTCTTCCATCATCACATCTAGTGCTGCCGAAATCTCTGGATAAAATTCCATACTTTCGAAATCGGTATAAGAACCAATACGGGTTGTTTCATAGTGAACTGAGTGTTGAAATAATTCTCCATCAACTTTCTTCCACATCCCACCAAGATACTTATTTTGTTGTGCTTGTAATTTAGCTTGGTCATACTCTGCTTTATCAGAGGTTTTCAGTAATACATCATTACCGATTGAATATCTATTTGTTATACTCTTAGGAACATTAATACCTTCTGGTGAAAATATATTGTTTAACCTTTGAAATACTGTTAAATTCTTTTTTGCCATAATTTTTTTTTTCTTTGATTAATATAATTGTTTTAATATAAAATTAAACACTTACATTACATAATCACATTGAACATATGCTTCCCTAACTAATCGTCCATCAATTATCACTGGGTTATACACATATGTTGTTATAAAGTCATTACCTTGTCCACCTATTGGGGTGGTACAAAAGTATACACCACCTATTATTGTATCATTATCTGGTGCGTTTACCTTCTTTTGTGTATCTCTTGGTGACCATTTATATAATTTACCACCCTTAACACCACCATTCTTCCTCACGAAGACCTTACTTCTTGTATTTTGTTGTTTCTTTGCCATAATTTATCTTGTTCCACTAAATAACCAAAGGTAATCACCATTTGGGTCTTGCACCGAATTCCTAACACTTGGGTGTAACCTAGGTTTAGGTAATGCTTTTATATTTCTATTTGCTCTGGATACATATCCAGTATTATATTCTTCTTTTACTGTTGCCGCACCACCAATTGCCCAACCACTTAACATAGCCTTATTTTGACTTTCTAATTTTTCCATCTTTTTAAATGCGTGTTCCATTATCCAAAGAATCATGGCCAAAGCCATAAGTAAATCATCATGAGAACCAGCTTGGTGGTCTGGTCTACCATTTACATAAATAAATGTACCCATCTCAGATGTTAATCTACTAGACCTAACTTTAATACCATTAGTCCTAATCATTAATTCCAAATTTGCAATCATTGGTAATCTAACACCATTCACATTGAAACCTGGGGTTTTACTATTCTTTTCATAGAATTGTAATTGACTAGCTTTACTATTAAGTATTTTTCTACCATTGGGGTCCTCATAATGTAAATATTGATAATCTAATTCAATTAATTTTAATACGGTTGCAACACCCATACCACCACAGATATCAACTACCGTGTAAGCTGCATATAGATTACCCCATTTATAAACTAACTCACCAAGTAAATCTGGTGCTATCATACCTTGGTATTCCATCACCTCTTCCATGGTGGTCATATCAACAATAACTATTGTAGATGAATCTTCCCCATCACCTCTAGCAACATCGACACCCATACCATATTGGTGACCAACAATTGGTTTCTCCCAAATCCAAAACTCACCCTCTTTACCATCTGTATAATCTGGCTCTCTAACATTATGTAATTCTTGGTATAAGATATCTTTATCTGCGATAACGTTACCACCAGAACCAAGGAATGATACATCAAGCTCTTGAGCAATCTTTCTTGGATTTTGATGAAGTGTTTCACACATACCCTCATACCAACTAGATGTTGGTTTAAAACCATCCTTAAGAAAATCATCATACTTAAGTTTATCGTATTCTACTTCATCAAACGCATCCTCAATCTCACCATCTTCACCTTCTTTAATCCATCTAAGGTCTTTGTTATAACGTGGGTCTTCATACCAACGCATTTCAATTATATTATATGTATCTTTAGTTTTAACCTTTGTGTTCTTAGCGTGGTCATATGTTTTCCAATATAATGAATCCTTACCATTAGGTGTAGAAATAAGCATTGCTTTACCACCAGTTGCACAAGATGACATCGCTGCCGAATAAACATCGATACCATTATCAATAAAGGCTGCCTCATCAAATATTAAGTGTGTTGGTGTATATCCCCTAAGTGCATCTTCAGATGTTGCAACGGCTATGAATGAAGAACCATTTGGTAATGTAAATTCTGTTGTAGAGTTATTAAGCCAAGCATCTTTAGACTCTTTTTCTTTTGAACCGTAATATTCTTCACCCCATACCCATCTAGGTAATTGTTTAGAATACCCTTTAATCCCTTTTAAGAACTTCTTAGCCAGTGTAAGCTTGTTGGCGATGATAAGACATGTTACTGGTTTCTTTTTACTCGCAAACGCAGCCTTAACGGTCATATAGGCTTGTGTGGTTGTAGATATTCCAGCTTGCCTTGGTTTTGCAACAAGATTAAATCTATATTCTTCGTAATCCCTTATAATTTCAACTTGTTTATCAAACAAATTAAAGGGTACAAAACTTTCATTGGTGTGGTCATAAGTTTCCAGATACGTCTTTATAGGATATACTGGGTCTTGCAGACATTTACCATATTCAGTTAATATTTCTAATTTTGTTAACATAGTATTTTACTAATAAATATAGTAAAGTACCGTAAAAACAACAAAAGCCCCGTATGGGGCTTGGTTATTGGTTAGTTTATTTTAATTATAATAAGTCTTCAATATTGAAATAATCATCACCCATTGATTCATTAAATTCATCGTCTTTAAGTTCATCCTTAACCTCGGTAAGTATTTCAAGTATTATTTGTTTACCCTTCATGGTTTGTGCTAGAATTTCTTTCATTGTCATATTAAACTCATGTGGTGGTAATTTAGCTATATCAGCATATACGTAGTGTTTTAACCCAAAATCTTCTTCTGGTATTGCCTCACATAATCTAGACCACATTGGTGGTCCAAGTCTCATATCCCATGGTTCAGCCCCCATAAAGTCTGCTTTATCAATTACATATTCTGCAATATTCTTTTGTGTTGGTAATCCGTGTGCAGATAATACTTCCATTACACCCTTAACTAATTCATGAATTAATACTGGAAATATAATAGCTTCAACCCTTATTACTGGTCTATCATCACCTTCATCACCATCAAAATCTACACTACATGAACCACCAGCCGCAGTTGATTCGCCATTAATGTCTGGGGCGATAAAGTATAAGTAATCAGCAGAAGACATTATTTTTTTATAGTTATGTGGTAACCTTGGGTTCAATTCACTTAATTCACCATTAACCATATGAAACATATGATTAACCTTAGTAGCCGCACCTTGTGTCATAGCATTAAGTACACGTCTTTTTTTAACTTGAGCATTAGCTTCTATGATTTCATCATGGTCGTTAAACGCCTCACTAACATCT